TAGCCTTGTTTAAAACACTACTTTTTAAAGTCGCACTATCAATGTTTGTCTCTTGATACATTCTATCTGTGTGATAACTAAGGTCATCACCAACAGCAGCCACAAGGTCTATAAACCATGCGCCAACACTAGAATCATTAAAATCATCAGCAAGCTCTGGATAGTACGTATTACTGAATTTAATCAATTCATCCTTTATATCAGCAAAATCTCTACTTAAATAATTAATATGTTTCTGGCTCACAATACTATTTTTTTATTAAAATTGGAGTAGTATAGAAGTTTTACTCCATTATTTTCACATTTTCGTTTTTTAATATTATCTTTTTTAATGGTATATTTAAACTGTTCAGTTGCCCATTTTATCCCCTTTCCTCCGAAATCAACTGGTTTGTAATGTTGCTCCCCTTGGCATTCTATACCAATATTATATTTTGGTAGATAAAAATCTAAACTTTGCCTACCTAACCAATTAAATCTTTTTTGTTTTTCAAAAATTATATGTTTTTTATTTAAAAACATTTCTACTTCTTTTTCTAACTTACTTTCATTACAAAATGGACAACCGTATGAATGGGGCATATTATGCATACTTTTTCTTTAGATTTTATATAAAATGATTTACTGTAGTCGTATTTAAAATTATGCTTTATGTTTGAACGTTCTATAAACTTTTCTGTCGTAAGTTGTTTTTTTCCACCCATATTATACTTGAACTACTATACTGTCATTTGTTACTTTATTTCCTTCAGAAACACTATAGTCTAGCCTAACAAATATTTCTGATTCATCGTTTTCATTTTTAACTATTTGTATATTGTTAATATTAATATTACTAGCCCACCTCTTAACTGACTCACTTACTTCATTCTTTACAGCTTCCCAAGTGGTTTGGTCATTAGGTTCAAATATGAATTTAATAAGGTCAGTTCCAAATTCTGGGTTTCTAATTCTCTGCCCTTTAGGTGTAAACACAATATGCATTAACTGACTCCTAATTTTCTCTTTAACAGAAGAATTAACATCTAAATAAAAATTTTGGAATCCATCAGATGTAAAAGGATATGAAATACCGAAATATTGTCTTTTTGCCATATTAAAATTATTTCTCTATAAGTATTATAAAATATAATTTTTTATGGAAATATATAAATAAAAAAATGCGAGAGTTTAACCACTCTCGCATCAAATAAAAAGCAAAATACCACATAACAGTTTAACACCTTCCATTATTACTAGTACCTCCACAGCCGCCTCCGCTTCTGCCACATGTGTAGTAACCTCCACAGCCATATCCATCATCACAACCGCAAGATGATGGGGCACTTGAAACTCTCCAAGGGGAAGATATGTTTTCTTCCTTAAAAAACTCCATTTTATTAAGGTTATTCTTTCTAGCAATATCCCTAACTATTGAAGCTGTCAATGTGTCAACAACACTTTGCACCTTTGACTTTACAATCTCAGACAACTCTTCCTCAGACAATATAAACATCTTCTTCATATTTCATACACTTTATGCAAAGATATAAAAAATATTTTTGATTTCCAAATCATATCCAATAAGGGTGTAAACTTCCATCCTCATAGATAACCCCAAAACTGTATTTCTTCGCAAATAAAGCCCTTGTAGCAGCCTTAAACGTATCGGAAAGGCTTGCGTGGAGAGTTTTGTTAACCAAGAAACAAACTCGCTTCAGAACAAAATTTCCGTTAAAAGAAGGAATCCAAGGAGTGATGTCAAACTCAGTCTTGCACCCATGAGAAAATGGCGATTTAAGTTTAATGCCAAATGTCTTTTCAAAAGACACATACATTTCATCCCTATCAAACAATTCTACAAGTTTAATATTCTTAAACCCCATATCGTTATAATGTTTAATACATTTACAAATTTCATCTTTGGTGCAAAGATACGGTTTCACCATATTAATATTCATGGTGATTTTTTCCTTATGAGGCAGTTCAACATAAAACTTCTGCCTATCATAAAGCGATTTATGACCCCTTATTTCATCTGCAATTGTTTCATCATAATGTTGTGGTGATATTGCTATTCCATCGCAAATCTCTATTATTTCAAACAATTTCTCTTTATGATAAAATGCAGAATAAGGTAAAGATGTGATTATATATACCTTTAATTCTGTGTTGTTTTTAATAAGCCTAACCAATTTCGACAATTCGTTCATATAAATCATCGGCTCTCCACCACTTATGCCAACAGAATCAATTTCATTCTTATGCTCGGATATTCGTTGGAAAATAGCCATCACATCTGGTTTCGTATTTTTACTATGAAGCCCTTTATTCAGTGCGTCAACACAGAAAGGGCATTTATTTGGGCATTTCTTAGTGAAATGCACTTGTAACTCATTACATATCTGGTCACAAGTATTAACATTGTATTTCACCATTTTTATTCCATTTATAATATCCGTACATACAATTAATACTCCAAAATACAAACTGAGCAGCCATACACCAATCATTTGCGTTTATCCACATAATGATGCTGCCAATGTCAATTATCAACCAATAAAACCAACTCTCCTTATACCTTAATATCATAAGTATCTGTGCAGTTATGGCTGGTACAGTAGTAATTGCATCCATAAAAGGTTGAGTATCATCAGTATGAGATAATGTTATATATAGTAGCACTATTCCTATTACTGTGAATGATAGCACATGAAGGTTGGTTTCTAAATTAAAACCCCTAGTTTTAACTTCCAATTTTTCATTATCATAGTTTTTATGCCAATGATACATGCCATACAGCATAGTAACCAAATAAAACATATTTTCAGCAATTTCCCCATATAGTTTCTGCTGAAGGCATAATGCCACATATGTGAAAAGTTGAGCGAACCCAAACCAATAAAATAGCATTTTTTTTCGGCTACACAAAACGACAGAAATTATTCCGCATAGTCCGCTTGTAAGAGAAAGAAAGGAATCTTGAGTTACAATGTACGTAATTATTTGCAAAAGTAACCCAAGTCCTAAAAAACTATACACAAATGTTTTATTCCCCATATACTGAGTTTATATATCCTTTAACACGTTCAAAGTTCTGTAAAAAAGTTCCATCAAGTATTTCAACTTTATCCCAAAGCCCAAACTCTTTCAGCAAAGTCGTGAGTTTGTTGAAATTGGCAATACGCTCGTCAATTGATGCTTGCTTCATATATCTAGTGCCATCGTCAACAAACTTCTTCATAGGTGGCAAAAGGAAAATCTTATCCCATTTAACACGATTTTCAAGAGATTTTGCTACTGGTAACACCTTGTTTTCATATTCCTCTTTCGTAATAGGAACATTTGGGTCATCCGCATATGCAAGAGCGTACATTAGTGTAACAAGGTTATCCGTATCAGAAATGAACACGCCATTATCATTGCTGAATACCTTTTTACGCATATCTAGGCTCTGTCCTACGAGGAAATCAACGAAATCGTCTGCTGTAAGGTCAGTATCCATTTTACCTTTGTTAAGCAAATCATAACGCCCATATTCCTCAGAATGTTCAATACCGAAATATGTTGAAATATCACGTACCAATGTGGTCTTACCCTCAGAAGCAGTACCAGTGATAAGGATATTATGGCAAAGGTTATTGCGATACTCTCTAACGATGTACTTCCAATACTTGATAGGATTCTGACGAATGTAAGTTCCACTAACTGGCACTACCTTATCAATCAGAGTTGTACGTGCATTAAGTAGGTTATGCTTCTCAAGCATTTCCTTATAGTAAGGTTCTGCCACATACCAAGTATATTTAGTGTATAAATCATATTTATCAAAACCCACCAACTCTTTGACCTTTTTTTGCCACACAACCCAATTGTTATCGCACATTGATTCATCAATACCAAGTTCTGTATCATTGATAGATAAAACAGTTATAATCTCATCATTAGCGAATATCTTTCGGACAATAGCTGTGCGTTCTTTGAGGGTCATATTAATATTTCCAGCTCGTTCCTCGTTATCATAACCACAAACAATAACATAACACTTATCATTTTCTTTTTTAGCCCTCATTATTGCGTCAAGATGTCCTCTGTGCATTGGGCAATATCCCCCAAAACAAATTCCTACTTTAGTCATTTTCAAAAAAATTATGTAAATTATTTTCTAATGTGTCTACAAATTGGTCATACAGATTAAACAATTCGTCGAAAACACTTTCAAGGATGTGATTAACTTCCTCCACTTCATTTTTGCAAGTATCATCTATTTTGTCACTAAACGCACACTCTTCGCAAGCAAACTTATCTCCATCGCCATAATATCCGCTAACAACATGGTTATTAACAAGATGGGTAAATTTAAGATGATTTCTATCATTGAAATCAACCCACCCAGTAAACTCAGCAGTTAAAGGTTGATGGTGATAGTCTATATCGAGGTTAATATCTTTACGAATGAAAAAAGCCTTAACTCTGCCATCCTTATAAAGTGTTTTATACCACATTTCAAATGCACAAAATGAATAACACAAACAATGACTAAACTTAAAATGAGACCCATTTTGACGCATAGCATAATTTAGACGCATAACAACTTCTGGCACAAATGGGCATATTACGATATACTGATTAGTCTCAATGTCAATATACTGTTCACCAAACTTAAAATCCTTCTTGACTTTTTGCCAATATTCTTCAATTGTTTTATTACACATATTAATTGATTTTGTTGATGCAAAGGTACGAAAAAAACGTGAGATAGCAAAATATCCCACGTTAAAAATATTTAAATATTAAATCTGCTTAAAAATAATATTTAGCTTGCACAAATAAACTAGTAGGAGCATCTACCATATATCTTGCTTTACTAGTGTTAGTTAATACACCATTCTGCAAATTGTCACGATTTGTTATATTGTTTATGTGAGCACTAAGTAAGCACTTGCCAATCTTATATGTGCCATAAATATTAAACTGCCAAAAAGTTGGCACTGTATAATCGTTGGCAGCATCAATATACATACGGCTACGGTACTTGTACTCTACTCCTACAGAGAATTTCTTATCACGATACTCAACATCTTGTACCAATGTACATGTTGGGGTAAGGACATGGCTCTTAGTTCCATATGTATCAGTCTTCACCTTATTATTGGAGAATGAAGAGTTGTTAATCAGATGCCACCCATTAAACGGTTCATAATCTGCATAAAACTCAAACCCAATACGGTGGCTGTTATCAGCCTTTTCATGCTCTGGAAGTCCATTCAACCCAAGAGTTCCAGTCAATGCACGTTCATTCTCAAACAGCATTGCAAATAAATTCGCATTGATGTTAAGTCTCTTCGTTGCAAAATTCCACCCAAGTTCAATGTCGTTTGAAATTTCAGCCTCTGTTGTTGTGAGACTTCCAGGATACCACTCATTTCCACCGAACATATCTGTTCGTGTAGGCTCACGATGAGCACGAGCATACTTCAAATAAAGTTCACTATGCTTGTTGAAATTATACTGCAAATCAGCCCCAAAATTGAAGAAATTCCATTTCGTATTTTCATCAAACTTAACAGAAGAATCCATTAAATCACGATACCAAAAATTAACGTAACGATATTGGGCATTTACTGATGCGGTAACTTTTCCGAATGACTTCTTGGCATTGACAAAAGCCTCAACATCCATTTTATGCCCTCTATTATCGTAATAGTCGCTAGGTGTTATGTTCTTAGCCTTATCAATGTTCCTATCATCAAGATAATGCTCACGCTCAAACTTATAGATATTAGTTCCAACAGTAATAGAACCATTATTGATATAGAATCGAGCAGCTGCATTACCTCCATACATATGCTGTTTGAGACCATAGTTGTATAGCATACCACTACCTAAATCCACCTCTTCCATCTTCAGCATATAATTGTCGAGGTCAAAACGATACTCTCCTAATAGCATATTCCAATAGATAGATGATGTGAACAAAACCTTGTTGCCAAACCAACTGTTATATTGGAGTTTATTTACAGTTTGGAAGAAATTATCGTCTTCATCCTTACTACATCCATTATTTTTTCTATTAGCAGAAAGTTCCTCTAACGTTGAGCCGATATAGCCTTGCCCATTACGATGGAATCCAGTAATAGAGAGGAAATCAATTGAACTCTTATCGTTAATAAAATAGCCAAGTTTTAAACCAAGTGACTTTGACCTATTAAAACTATGGTCGCTATAACCATCAGTTTCAGACTGAGTTGCACGTACATGCAATGCCCATTTACCAATAAGTCCAGTATTGATGTTAACAGATGTTTTGAATGACGCAAAACTACCCCCTCCGAACTCGGCATAAGAAACTGTATCAGTCTTTAGATTGACAGACTCAATGTTGACACTACCGCCATAGCTAGCAGTTCCTGGATTATACGTACTAGTTCCTCTACCGACACTAATTGAACTTGCATCACCCATAATATCTGGGCTATTTGCAAAATAACACCCAAAGTCCTCGGCTTCATTCCAAGGCATACCGTCAAGTGTTACATTAATCCTAGTTTGGTCAAGACCACGAATACGGAAATAACCATAGCCAAAATCAGTTCCGTTGTCACTAAACGCAAAAATTGATGGCATCTTAGAGAAAACCCAAGAAGGCTCTTGCCCATAGTTAATCTTATTAATCGTTTCTGAATTAATTACAGACCCCAAAGTTGGAGCAGAAGCACGATAAAAAGATGTTACGTTAACTTCCTCAAGGTCATGTGAGATAAGCGAATCTGACGATACATCGCTTTTGCAAATCACATCTGCATATGATGTCGAACACATCATTGCAGCCATAAATACTAAAATTTTCTTCATATTTTTTAAACTGTTTTGTTTGTGGATGCAAATATACGAAAAAAAATTGAGGTGGCAAAATAATTTAATTCAAATTTAACTTTTTTTAATTAAAAAAACTTATATTTATTATAAATAAAGTATGTAAATATGAAAGTAAGCATAACAAACGAACAATACAAAAATCTTATAATAAACGAAGCTGAAAACGTTGCATATAATAGGAAAACAGCCACTGAAGACAATCTTAAAGCTATTTGGGCTGCAATTGATAGAAAACAGAAAATTCTACAAGATGAAGTATTTGGGAAACTCAGTGAAAAAATCTATGACATTACATTAGAAAAGGCTAAATCAATGGGTAAAGAATTCATGAATGTTCCTAGGAACATCTGTAATGCTGGCAATGATAAACTGCCATCTAGCGTCCTTATAATTAACATGTCATCTTCATTAATGTGCCCTTCATACTATCTTGGAATATGTACAATTACAAACGGTGCTTGCTATGCGCAAAGAGCTGAAAATCAATATTCTTCAAAAGGCAAATCTAGCGTTCTTACCAATAGGTGGAAAACTGACCTTATGCATACACAAATGCTACAACAATACCAACATGGTAATAAAAAACCGATGAAAGACTATTTTAGGCTAATAGAAACCTATATACAGCTAGGTAATGCATATTCTGAAAACTTATATAGAAAAGAATACGCAAAAATGACAAATAGACTAGGTAGAGATTTAACAGATGAAGAAAAAAATTTTTTGAGAGTACAACAATCTGAAAATAAAATAACAGATGTAAGAATAAACGAAACTGGTGATTTCCAATGCCAACTTGCTGTAAACCTTTGGGCTAAATTTGCTGATAAAATCAAAAAAAAATACGGCATAAACACACATGCATATACAGCAAGAAATCTAGATTTTTCACAAGTTACTGATAAAATGGCAATAAACCCTTCACACGAAGGGATTAACTTAGGTAAGGCTGAACCAAGAATGTTTAAAGCTGTAGGTGATAAATTTTATAACAGCCTAGAAGGTGGAGATACTGTCAAAGATAGGCAACCAGTATTAGGTATGGTTAATGGGAAATATTTCTATAAATGCCCTTGTAGTAGAGGCGAAACACATTGTGAGCAATGCGGTGTATGCTTTGCTAAAAATGAAACTGGAAAACCTTATACAATATATGTAAAATATCATGGATTGGTTGCAGCAAACGGTTTTAAAAATCTTTTCAAAAAAGATGAAATCGAAAATGTCATTGAAAAATTATATGAAAACGGATGGATTACTGAAGAAGAATATGCTTCATATAATTCACCAAAAAATCAAAAATTCCTAGCAAATTTATCCACAAAAATTGATAAACAAAGAAAAACAAACAACAAGAAAGGCTGAGAAGAATATCTCAGCCTTAATTTTTTTATCTTTACCTAACGTAAAATCCTAACGGCTTATTTTTCAAAACCTTAATCAATTGGTCGTTCATCGTAGCTTGTTTTTCCATAAGATTCCAAGGGGTCATTCTATCTAAACGCTCTTTTAATTCATTTAAAACTGTCTCTTTTTCAGACTTACCTTGCTCAAGAAGCATATTATAATCCATCTGCATTTCAGCTTCAGGTATCTTAACAGCACCACTATATGTACCCCTTATGATACCAAGTAAAATTTTAGCCTCTGCAACCAATAAACGCCTTATTATTTGTTGCGATGGATTATTCATTAATTCATATCTCATCTTGTCTAATGGAACTTGGTCTGGTGTAATGATTATATCATCTTTATTTTCCAATCTACATTGTTCAACATCATCTTCAGAGCCACCAGAAACGTCATAATACGTATACCATACATAGCAACTAGCATACTTATTCCATCCCCAAGTATCATCAGCAGCAATGCCGCCAACCATATTTGGAGAACCTGGAACAGAAAGCAAATGCACAAGATGAGTTCCTTCTGGACCAGCTGTGACTTGATATGCTAAGTCACCTCTTAATAATGAGTTTTTATATTTAAGGTCAGCAGACATAAGGGCAGTATCATATGCAGAACCAACATAAAAACCAGTGATTCCCATACCATTAGACATATTCCCATATTGACCATAGCCGCCGCCAATACCAGTGTCCAATGTTCCTAGATTGCCATATAAAGCTGCTTTGGTCGTAGAAGGAGTGACGTACATAACACGATTAATCTCTCTGCCTGCTGGAATTACATAAACTTGTTTTCCTCTTTCAACTTGGAAAAAGTCTTTCTTTAACTCATAATGACCTCTCTGTTGTAATCCAACTTCACGAGAAAACCAATAGGAATAGTCACGAGACCAGTCCATTGTACGTATAGTCATGGCATAAGCCAATTCACTTGCATTTTGAAATTGGATTGTGCTCTTATTTTGTATATTAAGCCACTGTGTCTCGATAACCCAGTTTTGAACCTTCTCAGCATAGTCACCGATGGCAACGTCCAATAGGTCGCATAGCTGCTCATCCTCAAGCTGTACAATACGAATTGGAGCGCCAAGCATAGTTCTGACTGTCCTAAACAGTGCCTTTACATCTTCTGTTAATACCATAGTAATTTATTTATTTACTATAAATATTAACAAAAAGAAAAAACCTTAGTATTTAAACCAAGGTTTTATACAGCAGATTCTGCCATTACTAATTCACTTTCATTAGTGATACCAAAATCATCACTATTTAGCCCAACTCCAATGCATTTTTTAGACTTTGAAATAGACTCAACAATATTTTTATTTATACTTTTATGCCTATTAAAAACATCATTTTGCATATCTATTCTATATTCGTCTATACGATTTTGTATCTCAAGTAATACAGTTTTTTCATCCGAAGAAATTTTATCATTATTCAATATAGATAAACGTTGAACCATTTCAAATAGTAAAAACATACTCGTTTGTTCATTATCCAATTTAGAAATAAATTGTTCATAAAACGGATGGTTCACATTTAAAATGAGTTCATATTTTCCATTTTGAGGATTTATCTGAAAATAAAAGATGTCATCATCTTTCAAATAATCATTACTTAATTTTATCCCATGAAGCCAATTACTATTATCTATTTTATTGTGTGATGAATCAGTTCTACAGTTAAACGGTGTTTTGTTATTTTCATTTGTGCCGTTTTTTTGTGTTTCATTACATTTTTTATTATTTTTTGATACATTAGTTTTAACTTTCAAAGGATTTTTCTTTAAAAGATTTTTTACCGATTTTGTTATGTTTTTGCTATCTTCTTCTAGTTTTTTATCTTTATTGATGTCAGACCTCTCTTTTTTAAGCTTTTTTGCTTTTTTTATCAACTGATTCACTTCGTTCTGCAAAAAAAGCTTAAGTCTTTCATCAAATGCATCACCACTATTAATAGACTTAATAAAAGAAGAGTTAACAAGCTTATCTGCTTTGCCAGAAACTTCTATACTATATCGTACATTGGTTGCATGCCCATCACCTTTGTCAATAGAAATGAAATCAAAATTTAGCCCTTTACCAACCAAACGACCATTCCTAAAAACAAGTGCGCCTGAATTCAATGCATTTGCAGTTAAATCGTAGTCATCAGTATTTATCCCATTACCAACAGCGCAATCATAAACTTCGCACCTAACGTTACACTCATCTATATCTGTTTCTAATGCCCCAACGCAATAAGCGGTAAACTCTTTGCCATTGCTTTTTCCGCCAAAATAGTTAATTGGCTTCACCTCTTGCCCACAAACAAATATTTTTTTATGCCCATTAGCAATATTTTTTGAATGTGTTTCTGCAATCTCGGAAATTAACTTTTGGTCGAAAGACTTTAATGGAGTGTAATATTTGTTTTTTATGTTGATATAACTTAACTGATGAGTGTCTAACTTATCAATATTTTCTATAATGATTAGAGTGCCATGATTGCCTCCAACTTTTTCATAAAATGTATGAATTTCGTTTTTATTTATATCACCTTCTATTTTTTCACTATAAAACGGAATTATGAACTCATTATTTTTTTCTATTTCATCAATATCTAAAACCCTCTTCTCTATGTTTCCGTTTTTAATTTTTGTAAACACCTCTAGCCTTGAACCAATGCTTAGACATCCAGTTTTACCTCCCATACCATATTTACCAAACGAAGAATGGCTTTTTTTACTATTTCCAAGTGAAAAAAACCTATTTGCAGCATCTTCATCCATAGACTCTCCATTGTCAGCTATGTATATTCTAGTAATTTTATTAGTATTTTCATCATAGTCAACAGTGACAGAAATTTTTGTTGCTCCAACCTCATTTTCCATTGCATTGTCAATGCATTCCATAATTGCAGCATAACTACTATTATATCCAGCACCTCTGAGTGCTGTATATATGTTAGGTGATGGGTAAATTGTTAACTTTTTCATTTTTTTATCTATTAATTAATAAATTTCCAACAAACGTATTTATATTATTACAAAAAAATATTGATTTAAACGGTATTTTATTATCACATCCGATATATTTTATACGATTTCTAAATTGTATAGTTTGCATACCAGTAGGATTATATTTCATATACAAATCTATAGGCGCAGCATCATTAAACCACTGCGCTGTCATCAGCAACATAAAAGGTTTTCCTAACTGAAAAGCCCTTTCGAAAATTTGTTTTTTGTTGGTAAAAGGGGGATTTGAAATCATAACATCCCAATGTTCTTTAGGTTCATAATTATAAAAATCTTGACCCATAGAAATATGAGAATAAATAACTTTAAAGCCATTCTCTTTTAGCACTTTAACAAAAAAACTCTCCTTTGTATCAAAAGGACACCATATTACAGATGATTTTGGTATAAATGGAATTATACATTCAACAACATACCTAGGAGTGTAACACTCGTCATTTTTGCCATTTGTTTTGTAAATAGCATTATTAATTGTGAACTCTTTCATGCTTTTTTTATGCAAACATATACAAAATTAATATTATATCCAAATTAATTAACATATTTTAACTTAGTATTTAATGCATTCCTCCATTTGTTTCCATCATACCAACCGCATCCTTCACACGTACCATTATACTTGCTGTCACCACTATACCAAAAGTTTATGCCAAAAAGACCTTCTCTAATACCCTCATTTTTACATTTTGTACAAACTCTATCCTTTAATAGGTTGTGTTCTCTTGTCAACAATTGAAAACTATTTCGTATATCTTCCTCACTAATGTTAGATGTATCTATATCAGAATCTAATCTAGTCCAAGGCGTTTTATGGTCTATTTCTGGTGTAGACGTTATTGTCGCATTAGTAAAAGCATCTTTATTCTTATAAACTGATAGAATTTTTTTTCTAACTCTGCTACTTATTTTGTTTCTTTGGTGCGTTTCTAATTTAGGCTCAATTTCAAGTAACTTATAATGAGTGGTCTCTCTACCGCATATTGGGCAATATACCTTTTTTCCCCACCTATTTGATGCAACTTCTTCAAAAACATATCCTTGTTTTTTAATTTCTCTAAATATCGCAGCTGGTTGACCGCTTTCAGAGTTATGAGTTGAGCAAACCCATTTACCACAATTTGTCTTAAATGCATTTAAAAGTTTTTCAGTTTTTGAATCACTACTCATTGTAGCCGCATTTTACAATAGCCAATCCTATGGCCTTAGCTAAATTGCAAGGAACTGCATTACCAATTTGCACCAATTGGTCTTTTTTTGAGCCACAAAATATAAAATCATCTGGAAAACTTTGCAGCCTTGCCATTTCCCTTGGAGTAATGACCCTAGGCAATTTTGGGTGTATATTAACTGCCCCATGATTTTCTTTTATTGTACAACTAGGTTCATCCCAAGGACTTTTCCTCCACGATTCTGGATATTTTTCATACAACGATTTACCTTCTTCAACAGCTAAAAGTCTTTCTTTCATTTCATCACTATGTCTAGTAAACACGTGATTGAATTCTTTATTTTCTTCCAAGTCCATTAAATCTCCTATTGCTTGCCCAACTGTAACATAATGCTCTTTGTCCGTTAATGGCTCTGGAAATTCTATTTCCTTCCCAACCCTATTGCCAATCAAAATCCATCTTTGCCTAGTTTGAGGTGTTAAATAGTCGGCAGCGTTTAAAACTTTCCATTTAACACAATATCCTATATTTTCCAAATCTTCGCAAATTTGCTTAACAATATCACCATTTGACATTGATACCATACCTGGAACATTTTCCATCGTAATCCATTTTGGTTTAAGTTTAGATATTATATCAACTGCCTCTTTATACAAAATATTTCTTGGGTCATCAATCATCCTTCTGCCAGCCATTGAAAAGCCTTGACAAGGAGGTGACGCATGAAGTATATCGAGTTCGTTTCCATTTAATTTGTTTTTAACAACTTCGTACAGCCTTTCTTTTGTTTCACCAAGTGTTATGTCACCATCTATAACTTCACAATCAATATTTCTTCTATGAGTTTCACAAGCAGATTCAAAAAAATCAACTGCTGCAACTGGTTTTAAACTAGCCATTTCATATCCTTTTGACACGCCACCAGCACCGCAAAACAAATCAACAAAAGTAATTTCGTTTTTTCGTTTTAAATTCCAAATATCATTTATATTAACCATATTTAATATTTTTTTGCAAATATATAAAAAAAAATGTAAAGAAACAAATTCTTTACACTTTTTCTTATATTTTTTTACCTAACAATTTATCCCCAAGTTTGCGCCATTGCCTTTGCGATTCCTTGAAATGTCTTCGACCTTAATCTGCGTCTAGCCTCATCATAATACTTTTTCTTAGCCAATTTTCCTTCTTTTGTTGATATGTCTATACCATTATCTATTACCCATTGGCTAGTTTCCTCTGCTGCTTGCTGTAAAGCCTTATACATCCATTCGGAATACTTATATTTCCCATTATTTAAGCTCACATCCAATCCGCTTGGTTCTACATCCACTTGAGGAACTAATGGAGGTAGGTTTTTAAGCCAAAGACAAGTAAGTTTCTTTGCCATATCTCCAAATTGCCAAGGTTGTATCATTTGGTCTGGTTTTCTGAACCTTCTATTCATCACACCAACTGGATTCTCAATTGCAACCTTATCAACGTCAGCATTTGCAACTTTCATAAAGAACGCAGCACCATCTTCAAGATTTTTCATTCTTTCTGCATTTACTGAACCATCTTTGTTATATAGCCAACGAGCACCTGAGACAGCAAGATATGTGCAAGGTGGATGCGCTATAAGTAGATTCCACTTGTCTACAACTACTTTATTTCCTCCTTGCGTTATTCCACCGTGATTATCAAGGATTTTAAACATATCGCCCTTAAAATGCCATTCTGGATGTCCTCCACTACAATCTTGTAAATCACAGCTATAAGCATTATGTCCAAGTTTTCTAAACTCAAGGCAAACAGCTTGACTCTCTTCACAAGCAATTAAGACATTCATTGGTTTAGTCACTGATTCCTTAAGTATCATTAAATATTTTTCCTCGTTGATATGTATTTTTTTCATTTATCAATCATCTTAATTCCTATATAAATATCTAGGTAAATGCAAATATACTGTTCTAATTTTTTTGCAAAGATACTAAAAAAAATTGGGCTGACAAAATTATCAACCCAATTTTAACCTATTTTAACAATTTATTTCCAAAACTTACTAGTTATATCTTCAAAGTCAATCTTTTTTACCCCATCGTCCAATTTTGTGTGGGTAAGTTTGTATAAACGTTGATTTGTTGTCTCTTTATTCAGTCCACCTAAATCCTCATCGTAATGCCCTAACTTAATGTAATCGAAATAGTTAAAATTAATGTTCTTGTAATATGAATCTCTTCCGCTATACCACCCTACTTTAAGGTGTTTAATTTTATGCACATATTCTGCTAAAACATTTATTACTTCAGGCTCTGCGTCACCCCCCATAAAACACACGGTGGTTATACCATCGTTCTTGTCTATTAACAAATCTAACTCTTCTGACGTTAGTGAAATTCCTTTATCTTCCCATAAAAATTCTGAATGACATCCCTTACAATGACAAGGGCAATTCGTGATATTGATTGCTAAAGTAATCTCATCTGGTATTTCCTCAAATACCACCATTGCATTATAATATTTTACCATAAATCTTATATTTTTATTTTTGGCATTTTTGTTTCATCTAATACATATAATCCACATTCACATACATCTTTTATTTTGTAATCAGTACATGGACAATGTAAATCCTTACCTTCATAATCCTCAGAATCGTGTGTACAAGGGCATAACCCATCGCACTTTTCGCATCTTCTGAGAATCGCATTCACAACCCTATCATTAGGGTTGAGCTTCCAGCCTTCTTTTCTATATATTTCAATCATATCAATTTATTTCGTAAAAAATTGGGTACTCTGTAGTACCCAATATGTTATTGCCTATAGCTTCTCATATGTTCTTCCACTTGTCTTGCCTCGTTAAATGAACTAACACGTTTCAAATAGCCAATTATTCTAGTCAAATAGTCTATATTGTGGCTTCCACATTTAGGACAAACATCTAGTGTATCTTTGCTAATATATCCGCAGTCGTTGCACACAGTATTCTTACAGTTGAATGTGAAATAACTACATCCATATTCTGATGCAACCCTTAGTAACTGCCTATACTGGTCAAATGAAAGATGCTCATTGATGTTCAAATGCGCTGCTTGGCCCCCGTCAAGATACTTAACAAAATTATTTCCATGAAGTTTCATTTTATCAAGAAGCGATAACTCCGTGTCTTCTGGATTAAAGAAATAACTGCTATACATTATATGTTTTGGTGATACATAATAACCGTCTTTTTTATCCCAATTATAGTTTTTATTTGACAGATTCTCACCAGGCACAAATTCAGTGTTGTACATGCAGTCTCTTGTCTTGTCTTTTCTATTTGAAATATTAATAGTTTCAAGAATATTGTTTACAAATTCCTCATAATCCTTATTCAGATTAGCATCAATAGATAAAAACTCTGCTGCATCTGTCAATCCATTTACACCGATTGTAAGATATTGTTTACGCATATTGATGAATCCAGCCCTATAAACATCTAGCATATTAGCATTTAGGAAATCTTTCACAATTTCATTGAAAGCTCTCTGGTATTTATGAACCCTCTCTGTCATTTCGGTGATACCAGTGGAAATATATTTATAGAGTAATTTTTTATCTTTTACTTTCTTTATATCTACTTGAACACCTTTTTCTAGTTTAATACCCTCTACCTCTTCAAAGTATTTTCTAGTTGCGTTTTGGATTACTCTGTTAAGGTTAATTGTCATTACTGATTTAGAACCTGTAGCAACAGAAGCAGTACCCATCGAGAATTGGTGTGTCGTATGGTTATGTTCATCGTCATTCTCACCATCCTTAAGAGAATTCCTAAGTCTACAACAAGAACTTAACGAATCTGGTGAATCGCTCAAATAACAGAAGAATGAATGCCCTTCAGCCCACATTTCAGCGGTAAAATCTGCATATTCTTTATCAACAATATCATGTCCATCTGTAAGCATTGCCATTGTTTCAACTGGGAAAGTTAATATGTATTTAGTTCTTTCTTCGTTGAACCATTTCATAAATTTCTTTTGCAGCCATGATAAAGTTTCCCATTTTGGCGCACTTCCGTCTGGAAATTTAAAATCGCCAAAAACGCCATCAAAATAATTCTTATCAAAATATCCAACGTTCCAAAAGACTGTTTGATAGCCTCTATTACCTGCAGGCATGTTCATCGAATGAACCACTTGTTGAAAACAGTTTTCAATTACTTGTTCGAGTGTTCTACCCTTTCTATTAAGTTCAACTTGTTTATCAAGTATATTGAGGTAGTCTTCTCCATAGTCCTTTCTAATAAAATAATCCATGTACATAAGGAACTCTGGTGTTGCCACCGCCCCCATGAATTGTGATGACACAGAATAAACTAAGTTAATGAACTCTCCACAGTATGATTTGAGGTCTGTTGGAGCTTTTGATTGACCGCCAAGATTTTTTAAACCATCTATTAAGAACGGATACATAGTTATTGCAACGCAATATGGGTATCCTGGTGTTCCGCTTTCATCGTGTTTATATAGAACGTGTGTTTCAAGGTCTTTTATATATTGGTCAGCAAGTTTTTTTGAATACAATGCTTTAATTTTATTATGCATAATGTATCTGTTTTGCTGAATATTTTTGCCTTTATGCAACTCTTGACCTAAAGTAACAACATTTTTGTTTTCAACATTCGCATTTGAATCGTATTTTGAACCAGTAGAAGCATTGGAAGCATTGATATAATCCCTAATAAAATCATTATCCGTTTTTAACGTTTTATCCTTTCCTTCTTTTTCTTCATATTTTTTGATATATGCTCTTGCCACCTTCTTATTTACTGACATTAGAGCCTCTTCAACTTGTCTTCTAATTTCTTTGGAAGAAATATTATCGTATATAAACAAATTCTTGATAAGTGATTCTATAAGTCCATCAGGGCAAACTTCATTTACTGATGTATATGCTTCGCATATTCCATGTTTTACCTTCAAAGGCTGGTATTCCTCAAAGGAACTGTCGCTTTTTCTTACTTCCATTTAAAGCAAAACTTTTTTAATTTCATTATTTTCATATTCAATCGGTTAACCTTTTCTTTTTTAGCATCTGATGTAAGAATAAATATATCAGAAAAAAATAAAATTTGCTAAAAAAATAAAAAATTTGGCTATCAAAATCATAATCGTCTGATAACCAAATGTCTTTGTTTGAAAAATAATTTTAGCTTAAATTTTTTTCCTTTTTTATGATATTAAATATCTCTTTCTGAGTATTTAGTTGCGCATCTTGCTGCTTCTTTTTAAGCTCAAATAAACTATCTAACTCATCCACATTATCAGTACTAATACGGCATGTTCCATTGTTGAATTCAACGTTGTTAAAGACTTTTCCGCTTTTACCTGCTCTATTTTTCAGTATCGCAATAGTTGCCTTGTTATTTGCAATATCATCAACAGTTCTAGCAATTGACATTATTACATGGGCTATTTGTGCTTTCTTCACAGAACCGCCAATTTTGTCCATTGTAACAAGTTCTAGATTTATTGAGTCTTTAGTTCCTTGAGAAGGTATCCAAATTGCCATATCTAGTTCTCCAGCCATAGCTTCAAACCTACGCATCGTTTTACCTTCTTGTGAAAACTCATTGGTAGATGACCTATCTGCTTCGTGTTCCAAGCATTCAAAATAGTCAATAATGGTTAAATCTGGTTTAAACCCACTGTTGATAAGTTTCTTAATAAACCTTTCAATCTGCTTTGCTGTTTTCTCTCCACTTGGGAATTTCACAATTCTCAAGTTTTTTTCCAACTGTTCTTTCTGAGGAAAAGCATCAATAGTTTGTCTTACCAATTCAATTACATCTGGTTTTGAAAGGTCTTTTGCTTCTATGCCTGTAATACGTCCAAGGTGTTTTCTTTGAATTTGCTTTATTCTGTCCTCGAATACTATTTGCAATACCTTAAACCCATTACATGCAGCATGTGAAGCCATTGCAGTTGTTAACGATGTTTTTCCAAAAGATGTAGGTCCAATAATTACACCTAATTCTCCTTTTCCAAGACCTCCTTCAAGTGCCTCATCAATTTTGCCAATTCCAGTCGGTATTGGTGTTCTATAATCATCGGAAAGAGTTTCATTTATATGGTCAAACAACCCTTCTCCAAAATCATTATGAACTCCTTTTGTCATCGCATCATTAAGCAAATCAACACAAGCCTCATATTTTGTGGTGTCGCCATTGCCAGCAATTTTAAGGATTTCGTTTGCCGTTTTAATTATATTTTGCTGTTTGAAAAATTTTTCAGCCAACTCTCTGATTCTGTCCACACCATCACTTGCACAAGAACGAACCTTTTCAAGAATTGCGAGATATGTTTCAGTCTCTTTCTCTGAGTGTGAAATATCTCGCAATTCAACTTCCATCATATCATAAGAGGGAACATGACCTTCCCTCTCATAATAGTTTTTCATAACTCCTACAAGTGTTTTGAGGTTTGGGTCAGTAAACATATTCTGGTCTATTATACTACTCAAATCCTCAAAAAAAGTGTGGTTTTCCATAAACTCGTGAGTAAGCCGATATTGGAATGCTTCACCTAAATAACCTAAATCGTTTCTTTTCTGAGCCATTAAAAACCCACTTTTTTTCAATTATTTTATTAATACATGTCTTTAAAATACTTATTAGTCTTCTTCTGGACAGCACGTTCCCAATCCCTTTCCACCTTTTTGTTGGCAAGGTAAAGACTATAAGAATATTTTATTGGTTTTGTTTTTTGACCGTTTACCTCCTCAGTTTTCTTGTCATTACCATATGCATCAATGACTGTGTACTTGCTGAGATACTTATTATTATCTCTTGGGTCAAAATATCCTTTCGGATTAATTTCCTTTATCTCATCTTTACTAGGAGAACAAATTTCGCATATTTTCTTCGTAATTTGCAATAAGACATCTTGTTTGTCAATAATCATCCCCTTCAGTACTTCATGCTCAAATGATAATCTGCCCTCATTTGTCTTAAAAAACGATTCTTTGTCATATACAAATGTTTGACCATCTTTAGTAGCCACCTTGACATTCTTATTACTGAGGTCAACCTTCTCACGGATATACTTAGGATATGCATATCCATCCCAAATCTTTGTGATTACATCACGCTTGTTATCAGAGATTACAAGTTTAAAGGTACAAGCCCAAGGTTCAATCAACGGAGAAATAAACTCTTCATTGTCTTCAGGGAACTGCGGATTGTAGTAATACCACGTATAAACACGGCTTTTTGATTTCAAATCATCATCAATAATTCCTACAATTTCGTCAATTTTTTCCTTGAATTCCAACGTGTTCATACTGTTTTCAATGAAATTGTAAATTCTAAAGTTTCTTTTACAGATAATGTTATCATTTACATAAACAGTAAACTCAAACCTCTCTTCTTTGTAATCTTTTTCTTTATTTTCCATAAATAAAATTGTTAAAAGTTAAACATATATTGTTAAAATCTCAATTACAATGCAAAGATATTAAAAAAAATGTTAAAAAACAAATTAAATCTTAAAAAAATTAAAAAAATCCTCAACGGATAAATACTCATCATCTATATTTGGTTCTTTTTTATATTTCTCCCTAAAAAAATTATCCAAAAAATTGTTATACTTAATATCGTCTGTTTCATACTCGTCTATTACATATTCTTGGTAATTTTTTAACACATTTTCTAAAATACTATTATCAAGTTTTGCTGTAGTCGGAAAATAATATATAAGTGTTTTAAGCCTCACATAATTTTTAAAATCATTTTTCCTATATTCTAAAAGCATTTCATGTGTTCTATAAATACTAATCTCTTCTTCATTAAGACTATTGAGATTACTTTTTCTTTTCTCTATTACTCTCTTTATACTTTCCATACCTGCGATTTTCCATCATTATAATTCGCCCAAATGGCGCAAACAAATTGCTGAATTTATTCTCATCCTCTAATTCTGTTAAATTATATGCACGTATTATCTCATATACATTCTTTATACTTCTATTATTAGTATCCATCACAGCATATAATTCATTATCTAAAGATTCCTTTGCTTCATCAGTCAGCAATGGTTGGGATAAATCTATGATTTTTTCATTAATCTCATATAATTTATCTCCTTGACACCCATCAGTAACACCATTAACGATGTTTTCAAGCGATTTGAGGGGCTTTTTCTTGTTTGCCTTCCTCTCTTCAAGCAACTCCTTTGAACGCTCTATAATCGCCTTTAAATCGGTTTTCTCGTTTTTAATCTGAGGGAACAGCTTCATCAACGTAGTTTCGCCCATTCCCTTCACACCCTTGATGTTATCCGATGAATCCCCACATAGTATCTTTTCAAGCACAACATTCTCATGCGTTATACCAATCTTTTCAACAGAATTATCTTTTGTAACGAAGTCTTTTAATCTAGGATTATACACGATAACAGTATCTGAGATAAGTTGTGTTAAGTCTTTATCAGATGATACTATGACAACTTTTTCATTCGGTTTCTTATTCTTTACATAATAGGCTATAATGTCATCACCCTCAACGTTCTCAAATTCATACTGCCTTATACAAAGTTCCTCAAGAATCGCATTGATTATACCCTTTTCCCTCTCAAAAATCTCATCGTCTTTTTCTTCATCATTATTCTTCATTCTCCTAGAATATGATAACACTTTTTGTTGGAACGCAATCAATTTTTTGTCGTAATCGCTCATATTAGGGTCATGTAATTCATAATTCTTACCTCTATTTGCCTTATAGTCCTCATAGAATTTCCACCTTAAAACACCAGAGCCAATGCCATCCCAACACGCAATACAGTAATTAAAATCCTTTTTACTCAATACATTACCCAACATCCTTAGAAAGGACATGACCGCACCATACTCTTCCCCATTATTATTCATTGTTTTATCAACTAAAGATATTTTCAGAAGATTGTTGCTATCTAACAAAAGAGTATATGTGTAGTCAGTACTCTTATGTCTTGTCACTTGTTTCATAATTCACAATTTTTACCAATAAATTTTTATTTTCCATAATTTCAATCATATGTTTAGTTCCGTGAGATTTCCCATCCCAAAAAGCGATTAACGCATCAGCGACTTCAGCCATCTTCTCGTTACGTCTAAAGCCAGCAGATTTGCCGAACTTATTCCAATTCGCTGGATATATCTCTAACGTAAATCCTTCATCCCTAGAGTATTTCTCGCCAAGTGTATCAGCACCACGTGCTCCACCACTAATTATTATGATATTGTAATCTTTTCTCTTTTCACGAAGGTATTCATTACACTTTTCTTTTAGAAGCTTATAATTTGAAAACCCTCTTGAACCAGCTATGATAACTTTAAAATTCTCCATATATTGTTTATTTTATGCAAATATATATAAAAAATGTTAAAAACACAAACAAAAAAATATTTATATAGAAAATATATAATATTATGATATATCTAAAGAATTTTGAAACAATGAATCAGTATAATGCTTATACAGCAGATACTGAAAACTTTATCCTACCTAATGTATCATTGACCGTTGACAATAATACAGTACATTACAATCCAAGTACACCTGTACCACCAACACCAACCGAAACAAAGGTTGTGGCAAAGTATTATGTAGAGAGTGAAGGCAGCACAATAAAGTTATTTCGTGGTTCTGGAAGCGGCTCTGGAAGTGGTAGTGGCGGTGAGCCACCATTCTCAGCTATGGAAATAGATGGTGTTGAACAATCAGAAGTTGTTAATGAATATACTTTTAGTACAACAGGAGAACATACTGTTAAGTATACATTGTCAGACCCAACAAGTATTGGTGATTATGCTTTCAATGAATGTACTGGTCTTACAAGTATAGACATCCCTGATAGTGTTACAAGTATTGGTGAAAATGCTTTCCGTGGCTGTAGTAGTCTTACAAGTATAGACATTCCAGATAGTGTTACAAGTATTGGTAATAGTGCTTTCTATAATTGTAGTAGTCTTACAAGTATAGACATTCCAGATAGTGTTACAAGTATTGGAAATGATACTTTCAATGCTTGTAGTAGTCTTACAAGTATAGATATACCTGATAGTGTTACAAGTATTGGAAATGATACTTTCTATAATTGTAGTAGTCTTACAAGTGTAACAATAGGTAGTGGTGTTACAAGTATTGGTAATACTGCTTTCTATGGCTGTAGTGACCTTGCAAGTATAGATATACCAAATAGTGTTACAAGTATTGGTGAAAGTGCTTTCCAATATTGTCATAATCTTACAAGTATGACAATTCCTGATAGTGTTACAAGTATTGGTGGCGGTGCTTTCTATAATTGTAGTAGTCTTACAAGTATAGATATACCAAATAGTGTTACAAGTATTGGCAATTATGCTTTTTTTGATTGTTCTACCCTTACAAGTTGTACGATAGGTAATGGTGTTACAAGTATTGGTAGGGGTGCTTTCAATAATTGTAGTAGTCTTGAGAGTATAGAGATTCCAAATAGTGTTACAAGTATTGGTGAAAGTGCTTTCCAATATTGTTATAATCTTACAAGTATGACAATTCCTGATAGTGTTACAAGTATTGGTGGCGGTGCTTTCTATAATTGTAGTAGTCTTACAAGTATAGTGTCTAATGCAGCTACAGCACCTACAATATCAAGTAATACATTCCGAAATGTTCATACTAATGGTACATTAACAGTACCAAGTGGTAGTAGTGGCTATGATGTGTGGATGCAGAATGCTAACTATTACTTAGGCTTGTATGGATGGACAAAAGTAGAACAATAATACAATAATCTCTTAACAAGGTGTACCAACCAAGGTACGCCTTTTTTAAAACAATATAAACTATGAACAGTTGTATAATAACAGTAATTAAAAACGAACATGAATACCTTGATGAATGGATAAAATATCATTTGGACTTAGGTATCAATCATATATTCATATTCGAAGATATTGACAGTAATTCACATAAGGAAATATGTGATAAGTATGGTGATAGAGTGTCATTGAATAGTGTTTTATCAGTATTGGATGAAACACAAAGGAAGGAAGCAAAATTGGTAAAGGAACTGAATAAATATAGTGTTCAACATATGTATTTCAGAAATGGTTTGAACTACCTTAAAAGAGAATATTCAGATGTATATGACTGGTGTTTCTTAATTGACAATGACGAGTTTATTACACTTGATAATTGCACACTAGAAGATGTATTAAATCAATTCAATGATTATGATGCTTTTGTAATGTCTTGGAAGTGTTATGGGGCAAATGGGCTTATACACAAACTAAACAAGGGTGTTGTTGAATCATTCACTAAAGAAGCGGAAGGAAAGATACCAAATCAGACAAGGAGTTGTTATAAGATTAAAGCATTCAGAAATGAGTTTTTGTATTCACACCATTGCCCAACTGATATATGTAACTGGTGCAACACTGATTTTCAAAAGAGCAAAAACGCCACATACAATAAGTTATACCTCAGACATTATATAACCAAATCTTGGGAAGAATATGTATGGAAAAGGAAAGTAAGAGGCTATGTATGGGGTAGATAAAGGGATTTTGATTATTTCTTCAAGTTGAATCCAGATATGTTGCCACAAAAGGAAGAACTGTTAAATCAAATAAAGAATGATGTATTGGTTGTATTGCCATATAAACAAAGTGGTGCTCAAGGAAATGAAATTAGAATAACGTTGACAGGATGGAGAAAGTTCTGCCAGTTCAATTACAAATTTGTTGTCATTGGTGAGTTTGATGAATCATTGAAAGAAGAGTTTCCTTGGGTTAAGTTTATAGAGTGTCCAACAAAAGAAAGAAAAGAAGGTCAATATAACCCACATTTAGATATTCAGAATAAGTTCAAGGCAATAGCAAGACTCTATGCACAAGAATATGATGGTTTCATTTATATGACTGATGACGAATATGCTGTAAAGCCATTTGAACTGTCAGACATAAAAAGGATATATTACCATAATACAACTTTCATTGGAAATGAGAAATGTCCAAAATCATATTGGAACTATGATAAGTGGAAGACAAAACAATTGCTAGATAAAGAAGGATTACCACACGTCAACTATACCACACATTATCCTTGCTATTTTGAGTTCAAGAAAATGGATGAGATAAGGAAGAAATATAATCTATCAGAAGAGAGTTATGTATTTGATGATGTGTATTTCAACTACTTTAAGCATGAAGAACCAATATTGGATAATACAATAAGGCTTGGAGTATGGAATAAAGATATATTCAAGAATGACTTTCAGAAGGCTGTTGATAATCCAAATATCAAGTTCATGTGCAACAGCGTTGAAGGGTGGTCAAAGGAACTTGAAGATAAACTATGGGAGATTGTAAGATGAATATTTTAATAACTGGACATAAGGGTTTCATTGGTTCAAACCTTGTAAAGAAACTATCAGCACATACAATTGTAGGAGTCGATTTAAAGGAAAACCATTCTTGTCTTGATTCCAACTATATAAATACATTGTTTAAGTTCTGCCATTTTGACGCTGTTATTCATCTTGCAGCCATTGCTGGTGTTGGATATTCCATTGAACATTCTGAAGAAGTTCTTACCAATAACATAATTGGGTTTGACATAATGGTGAAAGCAGCAATAAAGCATAATGTGAAGCATTTCATCTATGCATCCTCATCAAGTGTATATGGTGATGACGGAACACAGAAATCTCCTTATGCTGTCAGCAAGGCAACTAATGAACTGCAAGCTGCAATGTATTCCAATCTTAGTGATATGAAGTTCACTGGATTGAGGTTCTTTACAGTCTATGGCGAGGGTATAAGAGAAGACCTTGCAATCAGCAAGTTCATCAAGGCAATGAGAGCCAATGAGTCAATACATGTCTATGGTGATGGCACTCAATCAAGGGATTTCACCTATGTTGATGATATATGTGAGGCAATAAAGTTGATTCTTGAAAGTGATAAAGTATGGAAGAACGAGGTGTTTGACGTTGGTTATGGTGAATCAACGACAGTTAATGAATTGATTGGTATATTAAAGGTAATTATAAACCCAACCTTTGATAAGGTGGTTTACCAAGATGAAAAGGCTTATGATGTAAAGGAGACATTAGCAAAAACAGATAAGTTATATGAATGGTTTGGATTCAGACCAAGGTATCATATAAAAGATGGATTATCTATCTTTATAAAAAACAATAATTCATATGGCAAGTGGAGTAAAAAGTTAGAAAAAGACTTAGAAAAAATAACTAAACAAAATTAGCAAAACAAATAAAGGTTAGGATTCACTTCCTAACCTTTTCTTTCCTCATTTCTCCTATTGGTCTAAGTATATCTTGGAAACCATCTATCTCATCCCCTATATATTCTTTACAATAACTGACTCTTTGAAGTCTGTTTCGGTATCTGTGATTATCATGCTCAATTGCTTTCTTATCCCTTCCTTTACCATCAAACATCGTTGCCCTAACATTTGGGTTTCTGCCTAAAGCCTCACCAAATTTTTTATGTGCTGTTTTAATGTATAGTCTATAATCGTGCTCTTCATCAGATAAAGATTTGACAATACCTCCGCAGAAATTAAAAATCATTGTGCTAAGACCTAAACCTTGATAATCTGGCAAAATTACTATTCTTGAAATTGAGCATCCATATGGTATTCCTTTTCTCGGTGTGTTAAGAATTCCAACAAATCCAACTGGAACTCCATCCCACTCAAACAGCAAACATTTACAAGATTTGTTAAGTTCAGCAGTTAAATAATGCTCTTTTGCAAACCCCATGCTTTTCCAAACACTAGGCTCTACTCTTCTTACAGTAAGTTGTATATATGGTCGTTGCCCTTTAGGGTGATTAACTTTAACTATTTTCACGTATTCATATTAATTAATTCACTTATTTTTTCCGTTTTTTGTAACATTCATTGCACATTGGATATGTCCAATGATTCTCTGTTATTGGCTTGTCTATATGTTTCCCGCATATTTCGCAAGTATTATATGATTTTTCCTCCGCATCATCAATCATTTTCCTAACAGTGCTGTCATAAGAAGCCAAATATATTCGCAATCCACCAAATTTCTCTTTGACTTGATGAACTTCTATATTATGTTCCATTGCATAATCCAATATTGGCTGATATAATGGTTTCCACCCATCACCACACTCAATGCCAAATAGTTCATAAGGATATTGAGGTTTAAAATTCTCTGGGTATTCTAGCATTCCTAGCCTTTCTTTTTCTCTCTTAGCCTTATATTCCTCAACTAATTTTAGGAATTTCTCTTTATTTGCTTTCATTATATAAATCTATTAAATTGTCCGCAAACATCCAACCTTTGATTTTCTCCATAGGTATTTTCTTTTCCCCAAACCTACCATAAGAAAATCTACCATCATCTAGCTTTATTTTTTTATTATAGACATTTTCCAAATCAAAATCTCTATTATCAAAAAACACTCCCCAATAGTCAGTAGACACATATAAAGACGTGCTTCCACTTAACCTTCCTTCTGATAGAATCAACACTTTCTTATATTGTTCTTCATCCATTGGAAGGTCATCAATACTTTTCCATTCTAGCTTATCCATAATGCAAACATATAAAAAAAATCTGTAAAAACAAACTATTTTTTATATTTTTTGACAATCTCATCAATGGCTTCACCTAAAACAGTTGGATTGACCATAGGTATGTCTGCGCCTCTTCTCCATTTGTTGTGATGTTCCAATAACATAATAGCATCTTGTATTTCCATAGTGTTTAACCCTCAATACATTTATTCTCAAACTTCTTATAAGCATCAAGATACCATCTTCTTTTATCACCATCATATGTTAATTCGTAATACATACCATCTGGTAGTGTTGTTGATGCCAAATACTTCCAATTTTGTAGTATCTTACATTTCCAAACCGTGAAGACCTCAAATTGTGGTATTGGGTCGGATTTATCTAAATGCTCATTAACGTAATCTCTAACAATTTCTAATACTTTCTCATCCATAATTTTTTTAATTTATTACTCTTGGTTCACTTAGTACCTCAGTTTCTTTTACATATTGCTGATTTTTATATTCTGCATCATCACTATACACCATCTTCTCTAGTTCAACATTACCATTTTCGTCTTTATGATTCAAATTAAATATGTAATTTGGATTTAACCATTCTATTATATCAAAATGGCAACTAGCAATCACTATTTTCAAATCTTTTTGTCTCGCATATCTCTGCAAAGCAAAACTCATTGATTTAGCAGCTGCTCTGTTAACCACACTAGTGAACTCATCTAAAATTACCACCCCACCTTTTGCATCATATATTGACTTTGCAATATCTAACCTAGCTCGTTCCCCATTAGATAATTCGTTTGGTTTTCTAAGCCAATTTGGAACTGATGACAAACCCACTCCGTTAAGTAAATCGCATGCATCTTCTTCACTATATCCTTCAAACTGACTAATTACTGCTTTATTATAATCATATTTGATTGGTATAACATTGCCTATTTCCTTTAAAATCGTGGATTTACCGCTACCGCTTTTACCGCAGATAAGCATAATATTCCAATGACTCTTATTCATTTCTTCCATATCTTCTTTTGATGGCATTGGAACTTCGGTGGTTGTAATGTCCCTATTCTGTATATCATAATTATCATATAAGAATTGGGTATAATTATCATTTACAATTTTACTCTCTAAAATGATTTTATCCACATGATATTTTTTTTCTCTTCCCTCTTTTTGTTCTTCTTCACACACAATTGTACCATACATATGAGACAATTTCATAAATGTGTCTTTTTTGAGTAGTATGTTTATAGGTTTTTCTACATATGCATCACTATATCTAAATGACACATCATCAATAAACTCTTTTGTCTTGACTTTGCCGTTTTCCCTTATTTTTTTATCTTGCAATGCCAATTTATCCAATGTCCATCCTTTACTCTCAAGGAAATCCATTATCCTCTGCCTAGATACCAACGCCCAATCCAATTCCTTGATATTCCATTGATTAATCTCGTTGGTGTCATATCTATCGCTCCCATCATCTTTTTTTGGTATATCTGCCCTCACAATCCAACCTAATAGGTAATACTCGGTTTTCTTGGTATTGTCGATAAACCATCCGCTTCTTCTGTTTCCATTTTTACCAATAAACGATAGTTCCAATGAGAACGTATTAAGCCCCATATTAGCATATCTAGCAGCTACCTTCTCATCCACCACCTTCCTATATAAAACACCGTCAGAGGTGCTTAAAACGACATCTGAGCCACTAATTTGTTCTTCTTTATCGTCAGTCCTAGCAAATTCCTTGAAAAGTGTCTTATTGGAATATAACTTTTCATCTAAAAACTTCGCTATTTCTCTTTCCACGATTGAATCGTTTTTTCTGTTGTTAATTTCCATTTGAATTGTTAATTTTTGCAAATATATAAAAAAATGTTAAAAAAACAAAAAAAAATAGAAGGAATTTCTCAATTCCCTCTATCTATTTCAATTTTACAATCTTTAATATATTTGACTAGTTCATCAGTATTATTAAAATAAATGTCGTTCTCTTTCATATATTTATTAAAACGTTTATCTAAAAAATATATCAGTTTAACTCCATTATTTTCACTTAACTGTTTTTTATTATTATCTCTATCTAAAATTTTTTTAAATTCTTGTTCACCCCCAAATGCATTAACTATTTCAAAATGCTGTCTCCCTTGGCATTCAATTGCAATATTTTGTTTTGGAATATAAAAATCATATGAAAGTTTTCCATATGTTGACGTTTTCATCCATTCAAAAGAAAACTGAGGTTTAAACTCGATATTATTTTTCTCAAAAATATTTTTCAATAAAGATTCTGCCCTACTTTGTTGACAATATGGGCAACCATGATAACGAAACAAATCGTGTGGTTTACCCATAAAACTGCCATGTTTCTTGCAAATTATTTCTATTTTTGTTCTTGCATTTATATACTCAACCCTAGATAAATCGTATTTATCGCCATATATTTCTGTGAGTCTTCTAATAACTTCTTCTTGCGGAACTCTCCTTTTTAAATGTGCATCTTTAGCTCTGCATATTGGACACCCATGATTACCAAGAAGTACACTAGGTAATGTTTCCCATTCATGACCACAAACATTGCATTTTACGATTCCTTTTGTGTTTCTATTAACGTATATAAACTTAGTTAAATCCAAGTCATATTGATTCTTGGATTTAACCTCGTCTATAAATTCTTCTCTCGTCTTAGTCATCAGATTCCTCCTCAGAAAACTCTACCTCATTTTCATTAACATTAGAGCCGCCATTTAAACTTTCTAAACTAGATAAAATGTCTTTTATACAATCTTTCTTGTATTTGTCTAATAGTTCTGGATTTAATAAACCATTATGAACGCAAGCAATTTCTCCTGTATATGTTACATTCCAAGGAGTTGGTAATTGGTTTTTAGTTACTCTGCATTTAGTTACAATTCCATATTGGTATTTTTCACCTTTTGCAGTTGCTTCTAGTTTTTTTACTGATGCTTTACCAATACCTCCCATATGGATAACTAACCTTGCCCCATAAAACATAGTCTTTCCTCCTTTAAGCTCTATACTTGGTGCAGCACCTGGCATACTTCCCATTGAATCTGACCATATCTTATTTACGCAAAAAAATGTATTTGTATAATGCTCACTAACTTTTCTTGATGATGGTATTCTATTGTTTATAATCGAATTAAACGACTCAGACATCGCCCCTGCGTTGAACATATTATTATTTCTCTTAGATGCATAAGATTTAAATGATTCTATAGAGCCAATTGAATCCCAAATAAAACACAACGGCTTCGTTATTTTACCTTCATCTTGATAATCAAGAAATTCATTTATTGCATACGCAATATCCTCAAGAACTGCAACTTTACGTTTTTGTTTAGATTTTCCACCAGTTGAATAATCATTATCACCGTATCTGTCTGCTAGTATTTTATTATCCATATATATGAAATCCCCATCATAATCTATAATACGATTTTCAGTGTGATAGGTAATCTCCCCAGTTTCCTCATCTACATCTTCAACTTCCACATCGCCATAAACTGGCGTTGCTTTCATCCCACAATCTATAGCATATTTGAAATCAAAATTACCCTCTGTCTCGAATATGATTGGCATTATCCCATTATTAATACAACTTGCAATTAGGCAGTTTTTAATTGTTGATTTACCAGTATTAGACCATCCAGTTACAATGGTTAAATATCCCATAGGAATTCCTGGAAGTTTAAGTGCATCTGCAAAAGCTTGTGGTAGCGCAATAAATTCTGTTGGTTTCTCTGCTGCTGATTTAACTAAATCATCATTCGACTTAACAGTTAAACCTATCTGTTCTTTAAAACTTTTAATATCAAACTTTTTAAACTCCTTTTTCTTAATAGGCTGTTTCATAACTTTATATTTTCTTTTTTATTTATTTTATCTCTAACTTTATCTTTCCAACATTTCCTACATATTGCTCTGTATTTGTCGTTTCCTCCAATTTCAACTTGACTTCCTTCGATTATAATTTCTCCATTTTCATCAAATCTAGCATTAATTGATGTCTTTCTTTCACCGCATTCACAAGTTGACTTTATTTCCTCAATATCATCAGCAAGCTCAAAAAGACGTTTAGACCCTGGAAACAGATGACTTTGGAAATCAGTTCTCAAGCCAAAACACATAACATTTACGTCTAGGAAATCAACAGCATCAGATAATTGGTCTACTTGTTCTTCGGTTAGGAATTGGCATTCATCTATAATCACCCATTTAAGTGTCTCCAACTGTGATGCCAATACATTCTTATAAGCCTTTATCGCTTTATAGAGATTGACATCCTTGTCAACCATTATACATTTACGCTCAAGACCAGCCCTAGAACGTATTACACCTTCTCCATCCCTAGTGTCTAATGCTGGTTTCAATACCATTATTTGTACTCCCTTTTCCTCAAAATTGTAGGCTGTGGTCAATAGCCTCAGAGATTTTGCCGAAGCCATTGACCCATAATTAAAAAAAAGTTTACTCATTTGTTCATATTAATTATAACATTGCTTAGTTTAAAATGGTAAATCCTCATCACTATCATCATCAGCAGTGTTTGACGCATCAACGATTATTTCATTTGAATTTGCAACTTCAGAATAGTCTCTAGTTTCCTCTGTAAGTTCGTCTTGAATGCGTTTCTGCTCTGCCTCTTCTTTAATCTTATTCATTTCTTCCTTATCAACGTACTTGCCAAGTTCCTTATTAAAAACTGGAACGCCTCCCATAGCAATAATTGTCATGTAATCATATGGTTTAACAGTATACACATCATACCACTTCTTCTCATCTTGAATCCATTTCATGCCAATGTCATAATCTTCTGTCAAAGGTGATGGGAAACCGTCATCAACAATTTGGATTGATGTTTTATTATCAGCAGTCCTTGTTAACGTAATAATTAGGTCAAGTCCATTATTAAGGTCAAATATGCTATATGTATTACCCTTCCTTGCTGCTGCTTCTGAACGTATTCTAGCAAGGTTCATAATTTTATCATACACACCGTCTTTCTTTTTTGATGAATTGAATAGCCAAAACTTAACGCCATCATCTTCATGTCCTCTTTCAATACAGCGCACAATCCACATTTCCTTAACCTTGTTAAGGAATTCAACGTCTCCGTATTTCTTCTTTGTTGGCTCATCAAGAGATTTCGACTTTAGCTCTCTTGCTTTTGCAGATGTCTCACAGAATGGGCAACCGTCACCCATCACATTACCGTCTTTCTTGTTGTGCGTAGGGCATACGAAGGTCTTCCACCCATTAGGTGCAACTTCTTTATTAACCTTAACTGTGTGCATAAAAACTTTCTTGAAAGGACTACCACCTTCTGGGGAGAACGGCAACAGTCTAATTGTTAGTGTCTTAGAGGTTTCGTTATTTGTTAACCTCGCTTGAAGATAATTTTTCTCATTAAATTGAGTTTTCTTAGGGATAAAAGTTTTTTGTTCTTGTTCATACTGAGTTTTCACAGCTTCTGCGTCAATGTTAACGCTAAAATTTTTGTTGTTCATAAATTGAATGTTATTAAAAAAAATTATTTTATATGCACGTCAAAACGTGCTTAAAAGTTTACAACGCAAAGATATAAAAAATAAATGGAAAAATCAAATTTCCCAGTTACTATTTTCACAATAACTGGGAAAATATATTAAGATATAGTGGTAAAATCAACTAGTTTCTCAATTGCCTCAAGATGTTCTTTTATTTGTAGAACATTACTATTTGGCTGCTGATTCATCCTATTACACATTATCAAATGGTCTCTAACCACTTGTAATGCATCACTGATATTATTTTCAATTTCACTAAATAAGTTGGGTAAATCATCGTTACCATAGCCAATTTCATTAACAAGCTTTTTTTTAAGCTTATTATATGATTCTTCAGATAACTTAACTGTCTTCATTAGATATTAAACATTTTTTCAAGTGTCTGGATGTCATCGTCATCAATTTTAAAAAATGTGTTTGCAATATCATCAGACGGATTATCTACATCGTCATTCGTAATGACATATTCTTTTGTTGTAGGCTCATCATTATCTGCATATGCTTCATATCCACCTTGTTTTGCTTTCTCAGCCCAAAATTCATTTGGTTTGACATTAAATGGATATGAATCTAGAGAGCGTAGGTTCAATTTCTCTGTTTGAGTAGGATTCCTTTTCTCGAACTCTGCCTTTAATGACTCAATCTCGCTATTATTACTATCGACTTTTGATAAAAGATTGTTAATAGTGTCTATTAGAGTATCAATTCTTGTATCTACTTTTGACAAATCTCTTCCAATGTGGTTTTGTTTAACATTAAGTTTATCTTGTGCTTTCGTGAGTCCGTCAATATCGATAGTTTCTCCATCATCTTCTGGTTCTTCGCCCATAGGGTCTTCCCCCATAGGGTCATTCATGTCCATATCAGCCATAGGGTCAGTATCACCCATTGCATTTGGGTCAGCACCACCAGTTGCATTAGGGTCTCCAGCCATAGGGTCATTCATACCCCCTCCCATAGCATTAGGGTCTTGACCACCCATAGCGTTTGGGTCTTGAGGCATACCGCCACCCCCCATAGGGTCAGCACCACCCATTGCATTAGGGTCTTGTCCATCCATAGCGTTTGGGTCTTGCATATCTTCACCCTCTTCGTCTATCTCCTCTTCTGGTAAAACTGTTGGTATATATGCCTCACTGAGACGCATGAAATGTTCATGTGCCTCAAATAGATTATTTTCTTTAAGATACTTAACGTTAGTTGCCATTGGTATATTAGTCGTTCAATAGTTCTTTATTATCCTCTGTTAAAATTGTCTTTGAACTCTCAGTTCTTTCGATGAGTCCTTTATCCTTCTTAACCCTTCTTACTGAAGGTGCTGGCTGTTCTGTATTATTAAGAACAGACTGAGCCATTGCTATTTTTTCACTAGTTGTCATAACCTCTTCATTTACTTTTTTTTTATTTTCTCCCACAAGAGCATCATTGTATACTTTCACTTGAGGTTTCTTGTTATCAATATGTTTAATAATAAATCTTCCCATAATATTGTAACATTATTTACTATAAATATCTAATTATTTGAAAAATATTGAAAAATCCTCTATTTTGGAGAGATTTGATAAAGAAAGTTCGCCATTTGTCTGGATTATCAATTTATCTTTATATTTATCCCAATCTACTAGATATTCATTATTAGGTTTTTCAGAATTTTCATTCTCTTTTTCGATTAGCTTATTAAGAGCGTTGATGGAAAATAAACAGCCATTTTTCACATGCATCACAGTGGCGTTGTTAAGACCTTTTATGAATTTTTCTTTATCAAATGTTTTAAACGTAACTAGGTACTCAAACTTATTTGTATCAATAGAATATACGAATATTTTGCTTAAATTTACCCTAAATGCATTTTTAAGATTCTCTAGAAATGAAAGAATCTTGTTTTTCCTAACGAATGTTCCTATTATTATTCCATTTGTGCTCATTTTTATTTTTTTTTAACTTGAAATGAAATACGGTATTGCGTATTTCTTATTACCCAAACGTTTAGTTAACTTGAATACGAATTTATCATTATCTTCAATTATCCTATTGTTTGGGCTAGAGATAATCCTATCAAGGATTTTTCTTGTTTTAATTCCACAATATTCAAGTATATTTAAGGACAATCCAAAAACATTACCTTTATGCGGAATGTACATCATACCATTACTAATATAAATATTTTTATTTTCCTTAGAAAACAAAATACTATATAATTTTTTTATAATACTGTATTTTAATTTAAATATATTAATATAATAATAATTTATATTATTTAATATATTATTATATATAATATTATAGAAACTTTCCAAATCTTCCTCAAAGTCTGCTCTGCTCTCCGACTTGCTGAAAGTCCAAAACAAGTTATTATCCAATTGCTTTTCCAATATGGATGCATATTTCTCGTTTTGCTTTGCCTTTTTCCAACCCACAATCAATATGGGTTTTGTAGAGTCAGCCATCTGAATATCAGATACTTGTTCTACAAACCCATCAATGTTTTTAAGTTTCCTATCCGTAACAATATATCCCAAGGTTTTCATAACATTTCAATCTTATAAGCAAAGATATATAAAAAAATGTTAAAAACAAAATTTAGCTACCGCCAAATTTAGAAAAATGCATATAATCACCATATGTTCCACCCCAGCCCCAACCATGAGCTTTGAATGCTTTTACAACTGGCGAATTTAATGTTCTTATACGTATGTCATCATCACCATTACTTAATGGTTTATGACCTCTTAACATTGGATTATCATCCCAGTTAATGTCGATTGCTATACCGAAAGAATGCAAAGAAAGTGTTGATGTTTCTGCAATATTACGATAACAATATGCGGCAGTATCCTTATCTCTTATAATGAATCTAGGGTTAAATCTCTTTATATCTTTAAATATTGCTTGTACTTCTTCAGCTACATTTCTATGCACAGTAAGTTTCTTTCCACCATTTATTGTTTCAACTGTTATTTCTACCATTTTTGAATCACATTCAGACTTGCTAGGGTTCTGACTGCTAAATCCAAGTTCTGTTACAAGACGTTGACGATTACGACTAGGTTTATAGTTTCCACTAACAAATTGTCCATTACCATTCGCTCTAGAAGCAGTACTTACTAAACTATTACAATCTTTTGGTTTGTATTTATCAAGACCGCTTAAGTCATTAAGCTGCGGAACTTCCTTCTTAAAGTTAGCATCATTACCACCGATAGCTGCCCTTCTCTTAGCTAATGATTTCAAAATTAAGTCATTTGAGCTTCCTTCACCAGTAGGTATCTCATTTTTTCTATATGTAGCAATACTTTGTCCATACTGAACAGCCCAAATAATTTTATTTGCATTGTTATCAGGTTTCTGTGTCAACTTACAATATATTACATCTGGGTTTATACTCGTTTGCATACCACCATTAGGATATATCCAACCTAGTTCTTGTACGTAATTATAATACTCACTGTTAAGAATCATATCAAACACAATAGCCAATTTATCAGTTTTTCTATTTTCTTGATTTATCTTCAAATACCCAAGTTCATCAACTTCAATCTTATGCAATTTAGTTGATATGGACGGAGTATCTTGTGCTGACCTATCAATTGCATTAAAGAATGCTGTGTTAATATCCTCTTTCTTATCAGTAATCTCTTCCGTAGCAGATTTAGTTGGTGTTGTGGAAACTCCTTCTAAATATTTACATACTCTTTTATATGTTCCACCGTTACCATCTTTACCCATAATACTTACTGTGTATTTATCACCAACACATTGTGGAGCAGGACAATATGTAAGACCTTTAGGGTTTTTACCACCAATATTTTGTATTACATTGAAATAATCTCTCCAATTTGTTTTTTGAAGTGCTTCTGGAAAATTCTTTTCATAAACATTTTTTACTCCATAATCAACAAAATCTTCAATACTATCAAAAGCTTTATAATTTCCTCCTGGCTTAAATCCACCATAATTATGAGTTGCAACTTGTGATTGGCCCCATCCACATTCTAGTGCTTCTTGAGCGACAATTATTTTAGCAATTTCGACATTAACTCCTTTAGATAACCATGCATGGAACATTGCTATTGCCCAAGCTTTTTGTCTTTCTTCAAGAGTAGAACCAGTGAATTGAGGACCTTTTTGGTCTCCTTCCCACACACCACCTAAAGCATTAGATTCCCATAATGGATATATCTTATATGGGCAATCGTTATCAATATTTGCCAAAAGTTGTTTATCACTTTCAAGGCTAGAATATTCTCCATTAGTTGCATCAGTATCTCCATCTGTGAATATATCTTCTACTAATGTATTTGAAACGTTAGCCATACGACAGCCAGTGAAATTAGTTGTCATAACACCAGGTCTTATTGAATGTTTAACCTTCATAATCAAATATGAACCCCTAAACATAGGGACATTCAATAGTACAAAATACATTAATGGTTGTACCCATGCGCAACCCATCATTTCAACATCACAAGTATATGATTGTGAAGCATATACATCATATAAGTCTTGTGATTTAATACCCTTTTCACCATTAGATGTTGCCCCAATCAGAATTGCATGTTTAGCTCTAATTGACTGTTCAGTGGCTATTGGGCTTTTCATATTTATATTTACCTTTTTGAAATAGCTCTGATATTGTTTACCATATGATACACCAAACGCAGGTATTCTAAAACACCCATCTTCTTCATTGGTCTTGCTTCTGATTGCCATTGGTGTTTCAAA